TATTTTCTTTTTTGTTTCATCGGACATTTTTCTACCCAAACTTGCTATGCTTAATTTCTTTCTTGTTTCCTCTGATATTACTCTGTTATTAGTCCCAATTTTCTTGAATATATTAAACCACGGATTTAAAGTATTAATATAATATTGTTCCCTTATAAATAAAAATTCAGGGAAACATGGTTCTATAATAATAAATACCAAATCAGCAATACCATACTTATTGACGTGTCTCTGAAGTTTTGAATTATTATGTTTATTAACTTTTAATTCATATAAATGCTTATACCACCGTCTTTTGATTTGTACTGCACTTCCAATATAAATCCTTTCAGGTTTTATTATACTTTGAATTTTATAGATAGCACTTGTCATAACATTTGAGTTAACCTTTTATACCCAAAACTATCTCTGCACTTGAGGCACTCATTTCTGTCCTCCTCAATGTTCTCCCCGATATATTCAATCATCTCTTTATACTTCGTTTCATAAAAAGCAATATTAGCCCCCAGACCATCAATACCCAAAAGTGTATATCTATTCACCTCTTCAGAATCCATGATATAACTCGTCAAAAACGAACCTGCTTTATAGACAATAGCCCAAGCAATAGCCGAGTCAACAAGATTTTGATTCCAGTCCGCATGATCAGTACAAAGTTGCTCAAGGACATCACAGCCAAAGTCACCGTGTAATATAATTCCCCTCGCATCATGTGACGTGGGCCAGTCATCCCTTACAGTCCAGTCATCACCATGAACACCGGCAACCATAGCCCACTCTGTCCACTTATCCCGGGATTGTTTATAACAAGGGTAGTCAGGATCAAAACACCACTTAAAACCTCCACAGTTGCAAGTCAGTTTATTATTATAAGGTAGTCCGGAAGTCTGGTAAAGAAAATAAAGATCACCTTCCAGATCAAATTTTACAGGAGTGACAGCGGTATATTTTCTTTTCCCTGCCAAAGAGGTAAGATGAAAATGATTTATCTCCGCCCCTCCGTCCTGATCGTGTGGTGATGTGAATACCTGAAGTGTCACCGCCTCGGAAACGTTAAGAATCAACGTAACACCCCTTAAAGTAAACGTACCTCCAATGATATCGGAATACATCCTTAAACCATGATACGTGTCCGAACTCAATGTAGTGGTAAATGATTTACCTCCTATGTCGCCTATGAACCTCGGTCTTGCCGGCTCTTTAGTCTTCAGTATCTCACGCATCACATCAACCTTAAAAGCGTTGACAGCATTCTCACGGGCGTATTCCATCTTATCCAAAAGTGATAGATTGCCACCTGTGGAGTTGAGAATCCTTAAAGACATTCCGGGGAGTTCATCCAAATAAAGTCCTGATTCAGAAGTATCAGCATAGGAACCTGTTACACAGAGGTCTGCTTTCCGTGAAATTCCTATTACGCCGTCTAGACAATGAAAAATGCTCACTTTATATTATTTTTTTAAGTTTTCTTGTATTCCAATAATTTCTTATTTTTGCTTTCGTTTCTTCAGTATGATGTTTGCCAAAAAAATGATTCTTTTCACCCACTAGAGATTCAGATTTATTCTTCTTAAATTCCTCCGTTCTCTGTGAACCAAGTGCATACTTATTCCCCTTGTTTACTTTTCTAGTTCTTTTACGATTATATTCAGTTGGTATATTCCCCTTGCTATTAGTATTACCTATTTGGGACTTAGACATCTTCATCCTTGTTTCTTCTGACATTTTCACGCCCTTATTAGGAGCAATTCTTCCCTTAAATGCTAACGATATTTTTCTTTTATGTTCTTCAGTTAATTTCCGTCCCTTAATCCATGTGTTTAATCCTTTGTGGGATTTACTCATTCTTTCCCTTGTAGTTAATGATACATCCTTACCTGATGTTCCGCCTGCTAATTTTAATATATTAAACCACGGATTTAATGAGTCTAAAAAGAATTGTTCCTGTTTTAATAAGTCTTCTTTATTACATCCAATCAATATTGAGAATTGCAAATCTGATTCACCGTATTTATTAAAATGATACTGTAATTTCGGATTCTGATGTTTATTAGATTTCAATTCTTTTAAATGATTATACCAACGTTCTCCAATATTAGATGTACTGCCAATGTAAAACCTATCAGGATGAACCTTTGACTGAATCTTGTATATTGCTGAAAATTCCATTTTAAAAATTAAGGGTACATATAAAATTAATCATAAGTACCCTTATTCTTATAAACATTAAATTTATTAAACGTAACTCATTGTCTATTAGTGTGTTCCGCACTCAAATAAAATTACACCAGTGTTGTCTTCATCGCACGGGAACGGATTAGAAGCAAGCAGTCCGGAGAAGGAAATCTTCAATGCCCTGTAATACTCGCCACCTTCGCAGGTGTCTTTCATCAGGAAATCATAAAACAGTCCCGGTATGTTCTTTGATTCCTCTGACCATTCCCAATACTGACCAGCGAAAGGTTGTGCATTGATAGGATTGATCTTGTTCCATGCCTTATTCAGCAACGCAATGGCTGTCTTGTGAATCATAAATGTCTCACCGGCTGCATGATCCTCAATGTTCTCAGGATCCTGGTAAACCCTCATCGTGTTTATCTTCTTGAAATTACCGCATCCATCAGCATTACAAGCCTCAAGGGTACGGTTGAAGAGCAACTGATAAAGGTTGTTACCAGTGATAAGATAAGGATTACGGAACTTATTCAACCTCTTTACAAGGTCAAAATAACCCCAGATACTGTCATCCCAGTATTGCGGTGCAATCCAGGTTGTAGTACCATGAACATCACCCACACCACCGGTATAAAGGTTTGTTCCGGCGGTAGCGACTATCCCGGCAATGACATACTGAGCCACCCTCTCGTCAAGAGCCTTCATGTGAACAAGCTTCTGAAGAGCAATAGATTCACTCTGTTCAATATCCCTGTCCCTGTATGCCTTGAATGGCACTTTGAAAGAAGTCTCATAAAGACAATCTATCTCATAGTCTTTACAGGCAGGATCAGCATCTTCGCCTTCAATGTCGCAGGAAGTGGTACATTCGCCTACTGTGATGTCACATTTGGTAAGCCACTCGACACGCAGTTCGTTATTCTTTGCCTTTTCAATTTCCTCAAATTTAACCGACTGGTTCTCCAGTACAGCTTTCGGGGTAATGACTTCGGCAATCAAGTCATTATTTTTCATAGGATCAGCCCATATATCATCGGCAATCCTTTGTATAGTGTGCAGATACCCGCACGAAATCTCTAAACTCATTTTTTATTCTTTTAAGTTATCCATTAAATCTGTCCATTTTTTGCGATCTTCTGGAGTGATTTTTGGATCTTTCAACTTAGTCAGACATTCCGCTTTTGTTTTTGGTTCTCCGGCAAAAGACGCCTTATCTTTAGAATCTTTATTGCCCGGAGAATCTCTCTTATCAGAAACCGGATATTCAAAATATTTATCCGAGACACTCTTTTCAAACTCATCAAAGGTTACAGGATTACCGTGTTTATCTTTCAGTGCATTGCCTTCTTTGTCCAAGACAATAGGAACACCATCTTCTCCTTCCTGGTAGTTACCAGCCCTTAACTCGTTCAGATAAGTATCTTTCCAAACTTTGGCCTTTGCCGGATCGGTAGGAAGTATTGGTTTGCGTCCCTCAAGATTAACCAAGGATCTGTCCCTGATCTTTTCAAAGAGTTTTTCTTTTTTAAACTCTGCTTCTTTCAACGCTAACTTACCCTCCCATTCCTTATCCCGATCTTTTAACAACTTTGGAATACTTGCTTCCAACTTTATATAATCAGGATGTTTTGTAACGTCTTTCGGGTTGGCCTTTGTTACTGCTTCAGTCTGTTTAAGAACGATTTGATCTACTAACTCTCCTCCGATTAGATCAGATTCAACTTCATACTTTTCTTTGATAGCCTTCTCAATCTTCTCAGCACCTTCTTTTATGCCTCGGTTATACTGAGCGGTCTTATCGGTATTGAACTTAGCGACCCGCTTGGTGTCCGCTTCTGTTACAACTGTCAAGTCTGTTAAATCTCCGGCTTCGTTATAGAGTGTAGCCAACTGCTCCGTGTCAAGTTTAAAGACCTTTGACAATGTCTCGTTTAATTTAGTCTGCTCTTCAGCCTTCATTCTTTTTTCTTTATTATTTTTGGTTTTATTACTTTTTCCTCTGTCCTGAGAGGTACTATATTTTTTAACTGTAATTCTGTTATTATGAAATTCTTTGCAGGGAAATTACCCCTTCTCGACATCTCACGGTGTTCTTCATCAGTGAGAACATTAACTCTTCCGTTACGTTTTGATTTCCATTCCCACATTATTTCCTGGCTTTTTTAGTTGCTTTCTTTACTTTCCTTGGAATTTCTGTCTTCTCTGCTTTGATAGGCACAATCGGAATTATTTCCGGAGGGACGTTCAACGGTTCAACAGGGATCACTGGCTCTTTAGGAAACTCGGTTAGTTCTGTTTTAGGAAGTAGTAATTTCTTTGGCAGTTCTTCTTTAGGCATCTCCGATTTCTCAAGAGTCAGTTTTCTCAATGGCAACATCAGTTCTTTCGGGGGTTCTTTGACGATCTTCCTCGGTTCGGATGCACCAAACTTTGATATGTCACTAACCATGTGAGACATCACCCTGACTATCCTTCCATCAACTACAACTTCAACTTTCTGCTCTCTTATCTCTTTTGCCATATTATTTTATCATTTTAAAGTCTGTCTTTATTACCGTTATCCTTCTGGGCAGTCCTGTTTCTTTTAACCCCATCTTCTTTGCCCTCTCTTTTGACACTGAGACGATCTTTCCGCTTATCAGTACATTGATTCTCTCACTATTCACCTCACTTAACTAAATGTATAGTCAAATAAAAGCTAAATTTAAAACTTAAACTTCGTAACCTTTAAAACTTAAAATTTTAATTAATAAAAAAACCCCTCATTTTTGAGAGACTTCTTCCAAGTCAGGACGCATCTTAAATGCTAAATCTATTGGCAGCCAACCTAAGTGATGCCGGCAGTTATAACCTCCCCTGTCAATAAGCGGATCATAACCGGGATAACCAAGATAGGAAGGTACTTTATTAACGTCTGTTTGTTTTACTTCCCATCTCACAGGAAACTCGCCCTGTGCAGGTGTCCACGTTGCCCACTTTTTTGATTCCTCTACACTAAAGACTTTATCATTATGGGCAGCACAGAAATCCCGGGAGTCAATAATCAGACCACCTTCGTAAGCGAAATATGTGAATCCAAATTCATTACCCAGAGTGACGTTATAAGCCGCATCATATTGCTGGTAAAGATCATAAGCATATCTTTGAAACTGCCGATCCAATGCGCCGGGTTTATATCTGCCTTTAAAGTCTTCCGATCCTGTTATCAGTTCCCGAAGCATCTTTGTATATTC